TCCCAATGATTGTTACTAACCACACTTACGATGTTATCGGATCTTATGTCCCGACTAAGGAAATGGGAGGCGGCAGCGGCCTCAAGTATGCCGCGTCTACGATCATTTATCTCAGCAAGAAAAAAGAAAAAGATGGAACGGCTATTGTCGGAAACCTTATCAAAGCTAAAACAGCAAAGTCAAGACTTAGTAAAGAAAATAAAGAAGTAACTGTTCGTCTATACTATGACGAACGTGGTCTTGACAAATACTATGGTCTCCTTGAATTAGGAGAACTTGGTGGTATGTGGAAGAATACTGCTGGTCGTTATGAGATGGACGGTAAGAAGGTATATGCAAAAGAGATTCTTAAGAATCCAGAAAAGTACTTTACACAGGAGATCCTAGAACAGTTAGATGAAATCGCGAAAGAACAATTCTCCTACGGTTCAAGTATTTGAACTTCTACCAAAGGAGCTTTGTGAAGCACTCATAGAGGTATTTGAAGAATCAAAGGAGGAACATCAGTATTTCAATGAAAATCACACTCCCTGCTTCACACAACTGAATATCAACAAACACCATCCAGACCTGGTGAAGGAATTGGTTGGATACATTCAGAGAGCATATGGTATGTACTCTGTAGAGGTTGGTAAGAAGTATCTACCAAGGTTGAGAGCTCTGGAGGAGTTTAGACTGAAGAGGTATGTAGGTGGAAGTGATGAGAGGTTTGATGAACACGTTGATGTAGTAGATCATGCATCTGCGAAGAGAGCTCTTGCCTTTCTAATCTATCTCAATGATAATGACGGTTCAACATATTTTCCAGAACAAGACCTGACAATTGACCCAAAGTGTGGTAGAGTATTAGTGTTCCCTCCAACTTGGGAATACCCACACATGGGTCTTTCCCCGACAACAACGAAGTATATCCTGAGTACATACATTCACTATGAATAAGATTGAGTATCTGGTTCTGAGAAGTCTTCTTTACAATGAGGAGTATCTTCGTAAAGCCATACCTTTCCTCAAGGATGAATACTTTGAGGATGAGAACCAGAAGATCGTATATCAGGAGATATCTAACTTTGTCACCGAGTACAACGAACTACCTACTAAGGAAGTTCTTTCTATTGAGGTAGAGAAAAGAAAGGATATCAATGAGGATATGTTTAAGAAGATCGCTCACTTGATCTCCTCTCTTGATGAAGAACCTGCAGATTTTGATTGGCTCCTAGATACCACAGAGAAGTGGTGTCGTGAGAGAGCCATTTATCTTGCATTGGTTGAGTCTATCGGTATCGCGGATGGTCAATCTAAAGAGAAGACTACAGATGCCATTCCTTCCATTCTCTCAGATGCTCTAGCTGTTAGTTTCGACAATCATGTTGGTCACGATTATCTGGAGGACTATGAGTTAAGGTATGAACTTTACAATCGAAAAGAGTCCAGAATTGAATTTGATCTGGAATACTTCAACAAGATTACAAAAGGTGGTCTTCCTAACAAAACTCTCAATATCGGTTTGGCTGGCACTGGTGTTGGTAAGTCTCTCTTTATGTGTCATGTTGCTTCATCTACTCTTCTCCAAGGTAAGAATGTTCTGTACATTACCATGGAGATGGCTGAAGAAAAGATCGCAGAAAGAATCGACTCCAACCTTCTCAATGTTAATATACAAGAGGTAGCAGACTTACCGAAGTCGATGTTTGAAACCAAGGTTCAAAACTTGGCCAAGAAAACACAGGGAACATTGATCATTAAAGAATACCCAACTGCATCCGCACACTGTGGACACTTCAAATCTCTTCTTAATGAGCTCGCTCTTAAGAAATCATTCCGTCCTGATATTATTTTCGTTGATTACCTTAATATATGTGCTTCCGAGAGGTATCGCGCTAATGGCTCTGTCAATTCATATTCATATATCAAGGCTATTGCTGAAGAACTTAGAGGATTGGCTGTTGAAGCAAACGTCCCTATCGTTTCTGCCACGCAGACCACTCGTTCTGGTTATGGTAGCTCTGATGTTGAGCTTACTGATACAAGTGAGTCCTTTGGGTTGCCTGCTACTGCTGATCTTATGTTTGCCCTTATTAAAACTGATGAGCTTGAGGAGTTGGGACAGATACTTGTAAAGCAGTTGAAGAACCGCTATAATGCTGAGACTGTATTCAAACGATTTGTGATTGGTGTTGATCGTGCAAAGATGAGACTATATGATTGTGAGCAAACTGCACAGGATGATTTACTTGACAATAATCAGGAAGAGCAGTATAGTAATGAGAACAAACCTAAGAAAGTATTTGAGGGATTTAAGTTTTGAATAACTATGTTGATTTTGTAAAACAAACTACTAGTGAACCTAGTTTGAACTATGGTGCTATGGCATCTCGTCTTGCTGAACTTGAAGCCTCTGGAGTAAACACTACTCAACTTCTAACTGCTTCTCTGGGATTGACTGCAGAAGCAGGTGAGTTTACTGAGGTAGTGAAGAAGATTTTGTTTCAAGGAAAACCTTATACTGAAGATAATGTATTTCATATGAAGCGTGAACTTGGAGATATCTGCTGGTATCTTGCTCAAGCATTCATGGCATTGGATACTAACTTTGATGAGATTCTTGATATGAACATCGAAAAACTGAGTGCTCGTTATCCATCAGGAACATTTGATTCCTATTATTCTGAAAACCGTGTAGAGGGAGACTTATGATTAATCTTGAAATTAGTATACCAGCTGCAGTTGCTCTTCGGCAGGCATTGTATCGTGAACAGCACGGATATACTTTAGATCTATCTTGTTGTCCAACAAGAATTATTGATATTCGTAATCTTATTGTAGAACTAGACACTAAAATTCAGGAACAACTTAATGAGCAAGAAAAAGTTCAAGAACAAGAAGAATGATGAATGGGAGTTTGATGAAACACCTGAAGTTCGTGCTGCTATTGCAAAACTGCACGAAGATATTCGTCAACGTAAACTGAAAGAACAAGATGACAAACTTGGTTATGAAACCGGAGGAAAATGAAAACCATTAGTCTTAATGAATACCTCATTGCAGGTGAAGAGTTTTGGCCTAAGTATTGGTATGTTGCTAAAGAACTTGGCGAAAATGCAAAAGCAGAAGACATTTTAAAAATCATGGAATCTCTTGCTGGTGTTGCTATGAAGAATCGAGCAGAAGAAAAAACTGGACCATTTGGATTTAATAAAAAAGGTTTTATTGCAGAAGAAGAATCTCCTAAAGAGGAATAAATACTAGAATAAAAGAGATTAAGATATGTTATCCAACCAATACCGGCAACGGATGGAGTTTATCTGTAAACGCATCAGTCAAGGTGAAGAGGTACAACTATCTGATATGATATGGGCAACTAAACTAGCAAAAGCAAATAGGTCTGCTGGTGAAATGTTGAGAAGAGCAAAAAGAATAGCACATAATCCAAACATTCAAGAAGGAAGTTTGGATGATTTTATGAATAGGATGGACTTGGGAGACCCTGATCCATCCAACCACAAAACAGGGTTTGATAGCGCAGATGACATTAGCGATTGGTTCCACCAAAACAGAACAGATGACTGGAGACAAAGAGACTAGAGAACTAATTGATGATGTCTTTTATGTTTGGGAAACCAAATATGGACTTTGGAGCACTGAGACTAAACAAGGACGTAAAATGTTATCTGGATTATATAAAGATAATGTTATCATTATGACACGATGGCATCTTAAGTGCGAACAAGATGGAACTCTTGACCAACATACAAGAGTTGTTGGTGATGCAAGCGTTGGAGTTGACTTATGATTAGATATGACGTTCCTTATTCTAAGATAAATCGTATCGCTGAAGACATCGGCGGTAAAGTAGAGCACTATAAATGTTGGGATTATGATTCGGGTAATCCTACTGAATATAGAAAAATTGTAATCGTGTATGGACACGAAAAAGTAAATGACAATAGTCCTTAACTATGCTACTGCTTTTTGGTCTGTTGTAATTATGAACTGCATTCAACCAGTGAATTGGGAAGCATGTCTACCAGTTCACGAATGGTTGTTTCCAGAAATAAAAACAGGCATTGAAATATATCTTAATCCTTCTATAATATACAAAACCGAAAGAGAATATTTGAATAATATAAATATAAAAAAGTAATGTGTTAAAAGAAATGTCTTCTGTATTGCGTAATTTCATGGAGGCTTACAAAGCTGTCCATAATCCTGAAGCTAAAGAAGAGTTCTATGCTAGCAGAGATTCATTAAGTGAGTTAGACTTCTCCTTGATTAACGAAGAAGAACTTAATGATATTTGTGAAGAGATCGTTCAAGAACTATTTGATGAAGGTTATGATGTAACCGGTGTTGACCTTATAGTTGACGGAATGCTTTCTGAAGCAAAAGTGACTTATGGTAGTGATACTGATAGTCCTAGAGCAATGAAAGTCAAGGCAATGAAGACCGGACTTAAAGGCGCGATGGACAAAGTAAAGTCCAAAGCATCAACTGGTGCTGTTAAAACATATGGTGCATATAGAACTGCTAAAGTAGCAGCACAAGACAAAGCAAGAAGAACAGCACAGACTGCTAAGAATATGTCTGCTCAGACTGCTAGAGCAGCAGTTGATGCTAAGGCAAAAGCAAAGTCTGGTATTAAAGGTATGCTGAAGAAAGCAGCAGAGAAAGTATCCTCTGGTGCTCAGAAAGTTGCTAAGAGAATGAGTGAAGGAGCAAAACCTGATTACCTAGACTTTGACAAAGATGGTAATGAAAAGGAGTCAATGAAGAAGGCTCTTAAGGATAAAAAGAAAGGCGGTAAGTGCCCTAAGTGTGGCAAAGACCCCTGTGAGTGTGATAAGAAAATGGAAGAAGGTTATAAGGAACTTCCTAAGAACAAGATGTTCCGTAAGGCAGGTAACCTAGGACGCGAAGCAATCAGCACACCCATTGACCCTGAAAAGCGTCAGAAAGCATATGATCGTTCTAAGAAGATCGTCAAGACTCTCAACAAAGCAAACGAAGAAGTGTCTTTCTCGGAAACAGAATTGAAAAAGTTTGAAGAGATTGTAAACTCTTGGATTGACTGAGATAAAAGAATAATTTTATTATTCCTGCTTGACTTCTTGTTAAGCAGGATTTATAATGAGTCAAAATAA